AATTGGTCTTAATTTACAACGAATTGGTACTACCATTAGTGGTGCTGAAAGGGATACTAGTCTAACTTTACGAAGGATTAGTAGAACACAAGAACTAGAAAAAGAAAATGCTCTTTTACAAGCTCAAGGAATTACTGATGCAATTAATATTGCTAACAGAGACTACGTTCAAAACTTACAAATGATTGATGCTAATTACGAAAGTGCTAAAAGTCAATCAGAATTAAATATTGAAAACATTGGTCTTCAAAAGCAATATGCTGATCTTAATACTGAAGCTGGTATGATGTTAAAACCTGAAAGACTTCCTTATAATCCAAAACCTCAAGAACCACCTGAGCATATCTTTATAAAAAGTCAGAAAGCTATCCCTGGTTTTGTACCATCTCCAGCAATGCAAAACGTTTATGCACCGTTGGTTCAAGGTATTGGTAGTGCAGCCAGTCAGGTAGTTGGCGTTGACTTTACTAAACCCGCATTTTCAGGTTAATCATGGCAAGAATAAAGTATCAACCCTCTACTAGGGTAAAACAGTTTAACCCCATTCAACTATCTAAAGAAGGCATTACCCAAATGCGAAGGGATAGTGACCGAATGATTCAGGGTTTGCAGAACAATTTTCAAGCTGAAAAAGAACAGCAAGCAAGAGATCGTGCTGCAATGCAAGAAAATGCGGCTTTAGAAGAAGACCGTATTAAAAGAGATCGTGAGATTGAACTTGAGAATTTAAAGAACGAACAAACTGCGTTGTCTCAACAAGCTAAGATTGACGTACAACAGGATAAGTTTGATGCTGACGCACAAAATACATTCTTTGAAACCATTGTTGATTTTAGTAAAACAGCAATGGCAAAGGCTGCTGAGAATCATGCAAACATGATTAAGGATCAAACAAAAATAGCTAATGCTATACCTATTGATCATATGGTTCAAGCAGAAGTTGATAAATATCAAGACATTGAAACTAATGTACAAGTTGCAGGTGGTATGCGACTGGATGCTGAGCATCTGGAAAATGCTGTTGAAACAGGTGAGCAACCTTCTGAGACTTACCGAGCGGTTATAGGTAACCCTGGTCACGGTGATGTTCAAAAAAGAGTTATTGAACAAAGAGTAATGAAAGCTGCTTTTTCACAAATAATCGGAAAAGCGTTATCAGGGACAGAAGCTATTTATGATGATGGTGCTGGGAATAAATTTGCTGGTATACAAGCTCAAGAAGATCCTGCTCTTATGGGTATCCTTTCTGCTCAGGTAGAAAGAGATTTGTATAAAAATATGGGCGTTAATACTGCAGAACCTGGTCGTTTTGTAGAAGCAATGACCGATATTCAAAAACAAAAAGCTGCATTACAAAACCAAGCAAATACAAAACATATAAATAATTCTAAGGTAGTTCTAGAACAGCAGGCTGTTGATCATGCTTCTGCAAATACTACTCAAGGTTATACTATAGCATTTCATAAACGTAAAATGCTTAGTTTAGAAAAGGCTCATACTGGACAACAAAACTCAATTGGTGACCATACAACTGATTTAGAAGCACTGGATAGAGTAGATTTACTGGGTGATGGTAGACGTTACTCTCAAGTATGGCCTAAGCGTTGGGAGGCAGGTCTAGTACAAAGGCGTGCTAGTGAAACCAAGGCTATCAAAGCTAATATAGCTTTTAGAAAAGCTCAACAAGATCAATTTGAGTTAGATAATATTGATACTATTAGGGCAGCTTTCGATCAAAACCCTACACAAGCTTTCCGGGCAGCACAAGAACAAGCTCATTATCAAGGATTGACTGTATCTGCACGTGTTAAAGGAATTCACACTGCTGCTATAGCTGATAAAAAAGATCAAGAGTTATCAGTATTGCAAACAAAACTTCGATTCTCATCTCTTGATGAAAGCTATGTGAATAGTATTCAAGACCCAACTGTTAGAAAACAAGGAATTACAGCTTTGGCTCAACAAGAAGAGCAAAAATATGGACCAGCTGCTTTAGGTATTAAAAAAGGATTTCGTGCAACGGCAAGAAAACTAACTAATATTAATCCTAATGAAGGTAATGATAGTCCACAAACTTTTCTTGTACAAGCTAGACTTGAAAGTGAGTATTTAAAGCAATTAGAAATTACTCAAGATCCTATTGCTGCTAATGCTAAAGTCAATGAAATGATTGATAAAGCTGCTGCTGGTGATAAAAATAGTCCATTTTATACAGAAACTGGTACAAACAATAGGCTAGTATTTACTAACATTGAAACAGTTGATACAGATCTATTAGAAAGAAATATGATGATTGATAAAAGAATGTCAACTTTTGGTGCAGGTGTAGCATCACAACCATTTGTTTTAGCAACATCTGAGGAAATGGATGCAACAATGATATCGGCTCAAAATGTTTTAGGTAAAGTAACATACCCACTTGGTGTTTTACGAACAGCAGAAAAGTTTGGTCTTAAACCATCTGAAGTATTTAATGCACAACGGCAAGCAAATAATTTAGTAACAGGTGAAAACAAACCATTGCTTACACCCTCTATGGGCACAGATATTGTGGATGCTTTAACTCCTGCTAACAGGAGATTATTGAAAGCGGCACAAGAGTTTAATAACTATTCAATGGGTCAACGAGTAACTGCAAGTGCTACAGGTACTTTACAAAACAATGTCCGCCGTAGTATGGGTGGCGATGCCATTAGACAACGTTCTGCATTACAAGAAGTAGCAGGAGAGTTAGGAGTAGATCCAATTGACCTTGCAACTATTATTGGTTTTGAAACTGGAGGTACTTATGATCCAGGCCAAGCTGGTGGAGAAGGCGGTAATTACAGTGGTTTAATTCAATTTGGTGGACCTGAAAGAGATGCTTACGGTGTTACTCCAGGTATGACTTTTGAAGAACAATTACGTGGACCTGTCCTTAATTTCTTTAAAGATAGATTTACTAAAGCTGGTATGTCTACACAAGGAGCTTCACTAGAAGATCTTTACACAACTGTTTTAGCTGGTAATCCTGCAGCAAACAGAAATGCTGAAGATTCTTTTGGTACTTCTGCATTAAGTGGAGTAAGTAGAATGGGACCACATAGAGAAGCAGCAATTAAAAGATTTGGATTTTAAATATAAAATTAATTATTATTAAATGTATTAATTAAAACACAATGAATGACCCTTTAGACTATTCTAATGTGGGTGAAGATTTTGTGATGGATGAAGAAGAACGGTCACGCCGCCTATCTAATGAACAGATCGAAGAGATCAATCAAAGACAGGCAGCTGCTCAAGAGCAGAGTGCGACTATTCAACAAGAATCTATCCAACCTGCTACGGCAGTACAACCTGAACCACAAGAAATGGAACCTCAACCTACGGGTGGGGACACACAAGAAGAAGGTTATTTTGAGGGGCTTGGTCAACGTCTTAGTTACTTTGGTCAACCCCTTGATGAAACCAATCAACAAGTTAAAGAACGCTTAAGTGCACCAGGTCAAGGTCTTATTGATTTTGGTGTAGAAGCTTTGAATGCAGCATCTAAATATATTATGAGGGGTTTAGATGTACCTCAAATCCCTACAGCTACTAAATATGAAGATGAAGTAGCAAGTGCTGCACGTACTATATCTTCTGTTGTTGCACCAAATATCTTACTACAAGGTGCTGGAATGGCAGCAGGACAGGCTGCACAGGCTAGAGTTGGCTCTAAGCTAGGTGAAACAGCTTTCATGAAATTCATCGGTACTAGAGGCGTAGAGGCAGGAGCTAGTGTTGCTATTGGTTCTATTAGTTCTGAATATGAAGAAGGTGATAACCTTTTAGGTCAGTTTAAAAAAGCACTACCAGCTCAATGGGATTTTATTCCTGATAATTGGGCAACACTTGATACTGATGGTCCTGATTTAAAACGTCACAAAAGTATTAATGAAGATCTAGCACTAGGTTTTCTTATTCCCTTTGTAGGTCATGCTGGTAAACTAGGTGCATCTTTAGATGAAGTTGGTAAGCTATTTAAGACACCACCTAAAGTTATTGGTGAATCTGATCAAGCTGTTAAGTATTTAGCAGATAATGCACCAGTTCCAAAAAGTGATGATCTTATTGAAGAGTTATCTAATTATGCTGCTAAACAAGAAGCTGATCTAGATGAACTAGGTTACTATAATATGCAAGGTAATATTGACTCTAATGTTCCTTTAAAAGGTGTGCATGATTTGTACGACTTTAGAGAAACAGGTATGCGGTCAGTTGATGACTTTGGTATTGTTGGTGCTAGTATTGATGCAGCACGTATTGCTGGTAACAAAGGTACAGTATATGGTCGTCTAGGTAATTTCATTAGTGAACCTGCTCTTAAGTATGGTGTTGATACACCCGGTGGTGTAGAAGAAATTACTATTGGTCTTACTAAACAACTTAAAGATGCAGATCGTTATAGAATGGATGCAGAGGATTGGTCTGTTAGTTTTGAAGAAATCCAAGCTCAAGGTGATAACCTTGTTGTAGAATTATTTGATCCTTCTGCTAATGTAGAAGACATCAGACGTTTACTTGGATCAAGTATTAAAACTAATGAGTTTGGTGTTGAGGTATTGACTGATGATGGTTACAGTGGAGCATTACGTTCTATTAGTAATATGGTTGGTGAATACTCTGGTATGGATGTAGCTAGAGCACAAGCTTATACTGCTACTTCAATGGCTGGTCAGATTGCTGATTTGTCTGAAGGTGTCCGTATTAACAGAGGCTCTATTTCAGTTGACACTGCTAAAGAAAAGATTCGTGATAACCTTGCTTTCTTACAACAACTTGTAGGTTCTACTAAATACTATGCAACTCAAAAACGTGGGTTGTTGGCTTTAGGTGAGCGTATTAAAAACTTTGGTAGATCACCTGAACAAATTGCTCAATCAATTAGAGAAGCTTATCCTCAAGCATTAAAGAGTATTCAATCAGATAGTGAAAAGTTTACTGAAAGCTGGGAGTATTTACAAGCTAATCGTCCTGAAATTCTAGACTCATTCCTTGAACTATATGAACTTAGTGATGGTAAAATTAATACTATTGCTAAAATGAATGAAGATATTCTTAATAGCTTTGTTAGGTGGCGACCTCTTATTGATGGTAACCCAGAAGCACCTAATATCCTTGCACAAGCTGTAAGATCTAATTACTATAACTCATTACTGTCTTCTGGTGCTACTGCAGCTAAAGCTTTATATGGTAACCTTAGTGGTCTAATTGCAGAACCTGTTGCTTATTTTGCTGGTTCAATACTACGTGGAGATCTAAAAGCTCTTCAACGTGGTTATATGGCTTATAGTTCTATTATTGATACACAAAAGAAAGCATTACCATATGCTGGTAAGATGTTTGCAAAGGCATCACAAAATCCTAATTCAATAAAAGGTCAAACACGTCTTGATCTTGTTATTAAACAAGAAGAAAAACTAAATCAATATCGTTATATTGCTGAACAAGAAGCAATTCGTGGTAACAGTGGTTTTAAATTCTTAGTCAAACAATATGAGGAAATGCAAGCTATGGCTGCGGATCCTGTATTTCGACTAGTGCCTAATTTGTTTACAGGTTTTGATGGTTGGACTGGAGCTACATTAGCTAATGCACAAGCACGTTTTCGTGCTATGGATGAGTTAGATCGTTTAGGAGAAGCTGCAACACCAGCTAGGATTAAAGAATTAGCTGATGTTGAATACAACAGTATGTTTGATAATAATGGTATTCTTGTTGATCAAGCTGTAAAATACAATAATGCAGATATTGCTCTTAACTTAGACACAGGTTTAAATAAAGCATTAGATGGTCTTTTACAACATTTACCAGGTTTAACACCATTCCTTACTTTTCCTACAACCATGGCAAATATGGTAAGGGTTGCTGATGATTATTTACCTGCTCCACTAAAATCATTTCAAAAAGATGTAAATGATTTAGCATATACTTCTGTTCAAACATTTATGGGAAACCCAGAACTAGTAGAAAATATTCTTGCTAGTAGGGGCCATAAAATTAGTCAGATGGATGAGACTACTAAGTTAAATACTCTTATTGATTTAAAGAATAAAACACTTGGTAGAAAAGCTATTGGTACTTTTGTTACTGGAACAGTTATTACTTCTATTTTAAAAGATAGGTTCTTTGGTGATGGTTTTTATAGTGTAACTGGTGATGGTTCATTTGATCGTCAACTTAATCGTGCACGTCAAAAGAATAGTAACTTTAAAGAACGGTCTATTGTTTTTGAAGATGGTACACGTATTGAATACAACGAGCTACTTGGTCCTGGTTTAAGTAATTGGGTTGCAACTGTTGCTAACATTGCTGAAAACTTTGACATGCTTGGTGAAAGTTTTACTGAACATGCATTTGAAAAAGCAAGCTTTGTTTTAGCTGCTGGTTTAACTGATCAAGCTGGTATTTCTGCTATTCGTCCTCTTGTAGAACTTTTTAGTGGTAATAAATTTGCAATGAATCGTTTTGTTGCAGGTCAAATTAACTCACTTGGTCCTCTGGCTGGTATGCGTAATGAGTTTGGACGCATCCTAGATGGTGGTTTAAAGGAGCTTAATAATAATATTATTGAACAATTAGCTAATCGTAACCAAATGATTGGTTTAATTGATAAGACAAATAGACTACCTACTGTTATTAGTCCTATTAGTGGTGAAGCACCTAATAAATATAATATGCTTCAACGTATTAATAATACATATAACCCAATTAAAGTACATCCAGCAATGTCTAAAGAAGAAAAGTTCTTATATGATATTGAATATGATGTATCGTCTGCATTTAGAACACGCAATGGTGTTGAATTAACAGCTCCTGAACGTGCTGAACTTAATGCTATTATGGGTAGGTCTGGTATATTTAGAGAGTCTATTAGAAATACTATGCGTACTGCTGAAGCACGTAATACTATTAAAGAATTACAAGAAGCTCGTAGAAGTGGTGTAACTTCGGAAACTACTCCTATTGGTAAATATGATCAAATTCATATTATGCTATCTCAAGCTCAAAAACAAGCTGAAGAATTAGCATTTAATCAGTTAGATTTTGAGATGCAATCGGACATCCAACAGCGCATTCAGCTTCGTAAAATGAATCTAGAACGAGCTGAAATGGGCATTATACCTGGTAATCGTTACTAATGGCAATCACACAAACTACATATACAGGAAATGGTTCAACAACGAACTATTCATTTACATTTGAATATTTGAAACAAGCTGATGTTAAGGTAACACTTAACACAGTTGCTACAACTGCATTTACATTTGCCAATGCAACAACGCTTGCATTTACTACAGCACCCGCTAGTGGTGTCGCTATTCGTATCTTTCGTAATACTGCTATTGATACTCTTAGTTCTACTTTCTTCTCAGGTTCCGCCATTAAAGCTGAGGATTTAAATCAAAACTTTACTCAAAACTTATACGTTACACAAGAAGCTGATTTTGAAGTT